GTCCCTGCTGGAAAACGAGCTGCGTGGTCTGATCGGCGGCAAGGTCGAGGTTATGAAGCGGCCTGTCTGAAAAAAAAAATCGCCTATGGTTTTATGTTAATCACTCTTGACAAACCATTGGAGAGCTTGTATAATCCTCCTGAGAAATAGTGTGGGAAGGAGGGTGTCTTCGTGCATACGTTTTTCGGTCGTCGGAAAATCTTTACCGACGTAGCTGAGATCACCGCAGAGAATGTGTGTGCCGTACTGCAAAAGGCACTCACCGTTCACAATCAGAATAGGACGGAGATCGACTATCTCTACGAGTATTACAAGGGCAAGCAGCCTATCCTCCAACGGACGAAGGACGTGCGGCCTGAGATCAAGAACATGGTGGTCGAAAACCGCGCCAACGAGATCGTCAGCTTCAAGGTCGGCTATCTGATGGGTGAACCCATCCAGTACGTCAGCCGTGGCGACGATGAAGCTCTGACCAAGCAGATCAATCAGCTCAACGCTTATATGACCGCCGAGGATAAGGCTGCCAAGGACAAGGAGCTGGCTGATTGGTCGCACATCTGCGGTACGTCCTACCGCATGACGCTTCCCGACGAGAAAGCTGGGGAAGACCCCGACGAAGCTCCCTTCGAGATTTTCACGCTCGACCCGCGCTCGGCGTTTGTAGTCTATCACAACAGCCTGGGCGAACCTCCTGTGATGAACGTCAAGTACATCAAGAGGGACGACGGGACGACCGTTTACAGCGTCTACACCAAGGACACCTACTTCGAGATCAACGAAGCGATCTCTGTCGTCAAGGTTGAACCCCAGGTTCTCGGACTACCTATCATCGAATATCCCGCCAATACAGCTCGGCTGGGCGCGTTTGAGGTCGTGCTTCCTCTGCTGGACGCGATCAATAACGTGGACTCCAACCGGCTTGACGGCGTGGAACAGTTCATCCAGGCGCTTCTTCTCTTTCACAACGTCGATATTTCCGCAAAGGACTTCGCCGACTTGAAGAAAGAGGGCGCGTTGAAGTTCAAGGATATTGACGCGCAGCTCAAAGCGGAGATCAAGTATCTGGTCGAGGAAATGAACCAGCAGCAGACGCAGACCCTCGTAGACCACCTCTACGACACGGTGCTGACGATCTGCGGTATGCCAAACCGCAACGGCGGCTCGTCCACCAGCGACACCGGCACGGCGGTCATTTTCCGCGACGGCTGGTCTGCCGCCGAAGCGAGAGCCAAGGACTCGGAGCTGATTTTCAAACAGTCCGAAAAGGACTTCTTGAAGCTCGTTCTCCGTATCTGCCGTGATCTCTCCGATCTGGACTTGAAGCTCTCGTCCATCGAGATTAGGTTCACCCGGCGCAACTATGAGAACATCGTCGAAAAGGCCAACGTCCTGACGACCATGCTGAACAATAACAAGATCGCCCCGCAGCTTGCGTTCCAGCATTGCGGTATGTTCGTAGACCCTGAGATCGCGTTCCAGATCAGCAAGAAGTACGCCGAGGAACAGGAACAGAAGCAGCTCGAACAGCTTGAAAAGATCGCTGGCGTGAACGGCGGCAATAACCCGGACGACAAGTCTGGCGAGGACAAGAAGGGCGAGAAGGACGATGTATGAGTATCTTGACCGGGTGCTGAAAAGGCTGGTTCGGGAAATCTATCGTCGGTTCCAGTCCTATCGGACGCTTCCCTTTGACGAGCTGAACCTGGCTCCTTCGGCGCAGATGCTCTACGCCGACCTGGAAGAGTACAACTTTCAAGCGTTCCTGGAGATTGCCCAGCACTACTACCGCGAGGAAACGGGCGGCTCCGGGACGATCACCGCCGAACAGCTCAGAGAAGTCCTGCGAACTCCCAGTAGGGTGATGAAGTACAGCTACGACTCCGAGAGTGTTCGGAAGCGCGACCGGCTGGTGGAAGCTCTGATCGCCACGGCTGGCTCCAAGGAAGAGATCGACAAGGCTATGCGCTACTGGACGCAGATGGTCGGGTGGTTCGCCGTCGAGGTCGCTGACGCGGCGGTGACTCAGGCCAGAGCGGACACGGGAGTGAGCCTTGTGATCTGGCGCTCAGAGCATGACGAGAAGACTTGCAGCGTGTGTCACCACCTGGACGGTCAGGTGTTCGACGCGGACGCTGTGCCGCCGAAGCCCCACCCCGGCTGTCGGTGCTGGACGGAGGACGCGACATGATAACGCTTGACCCTGAGCTGATCGCCACAATCGAAGAAATCCTGAAACAAGGCAAGAGCGTGGAGATCGCGGTCAGGAACGGAAAGATCGTCGTGTGGGCGGTCGCCAACAAAAAGAAATACGAACAGCCTATTGCATAGGCAGTAGGAACAGCCATTACGGGCTATTGACAGGAGGGAAACTTCCGTGTCGATAGCCCGTTTTTCTTTTCGGTTTGATCGCCGCAAGGCGTTTGAATGGTCAGAGAAGACCTTAATCGCAAGAGTCAGAGAAGACTTTAATCGCAAAATGAGGGCAGAGAAGCCGACGAAAAACGCAAGGAGGAACACACTATGGCAAAGATTGACACCAGCAAGATCGAGGGCTATGCGAACATGACCCCCGAACAGAAGATCGCCGCTCTGGAAGGGTTCGATCATCCCGACCCCGACTACACGGGGTATGTGAAGAAGGACACCTTCGACGCTACTGCTTCGGAGCTTGCCGCCTTGAAGAAGAAGAACAAGGAACAGCTTTCCGAGGAAGAGCGTAAAGCCCAGGAAGCCGCTGAGAAGCTGGCGAGTATGGAGAAGGAGTTGGCTGGTCTTCGCAAGGACAAAACCGTTTCCGAGTTCAAGGCGAAGTTTATCGCTCAGGGCTACGCCGAAGACCTTGCTTCTGCGACCGCACAGGCAATGGCTGACGGCGACACCGCGACAGTCTTTGCCAATCAGCAGAAGTTCCTTGATGAATACGCGAAGAAGATCAAGGCCGACGCTCTGAAAGGCACTCCCAAGCCCCCTGCCGGTAGCGGCACTCAGGGTGTGGATTATGCCAAGCAGATCGAGACGGCACAGGCCAACGGCGACATGGCTTCCGTGGCCTACTACACTCGCTTGCAAGCCCAGGAGGAAGCTGCGGCGGCAAGCAAATAATTCAGTAAAGGAGAATGAAAAATGTCTGATGTTCTGGCTACCAGCTTCGGAGTGCTGAACTACTCCGGTATGCTCTTCAACAAGGGCAACACTCGTACTCCGCTGTCCGCGATCATCGGCAGCAGAGCCAAGCAGACGAATCATGTCGAGTTCGTCACCGGTCAGGAGTACACCACGGGCGGCGGCTCTCAGCCCAACATTTCTGAAACCGCGTCCCTGACTGCTCCCGACGCTTCTGTTGTGACCCGCGAACAGAAGACCAACGTGACTCAGATTTTCCAGGAAGCTGTCGGCGTGTCCTACGCCAAGCAGAGCAACATGGGGACTCTGAGCGGTCTGAACGTCGCCGGTCAGCAGGCCAACCCCATCCGTGAGCTGGACTTCCAGGTTGCGGCGAAGATGGTGAAGGTCAACCGCGATATTGAGTTCACCTTCATCCAGGGTCAGTACAACAAGGCGACCGCCGATAGCGAGGTCAACAAGACCCGTGGTCTGGTGGCGGCTATCACCAGCAACGTCCTGGCTATGAACGGCAAGCCCCTGGGTCTGTGGGACGTGGCTGATCTGATGAAGACCGTCTACGAAGCCAACGCTCCCACCGAAGGTCTGGTGCTGTGGTGCGACGCTGTGACCATGTTCCAGATCAATGCCGACGCGGTGCAGAATGGCCTGACCGTCATTCCCGCCGCCCGTGACATTAACGGTATCAAGCTCTCCAAGGTCGTCACCCCGCTCGGCGAGGTCTATCTGTACCTGGGCGAGTTCCTTCCCGCTGGCACGGCGCTTCTGCTCGATCTGCCTGTGATCGCTCCCGTCTTTCAGCCGGTTCCCGGCAAGGGCAACTTCTTCCTGGAAGAGCTGGCGAAGGTCGGCGCTGGCGAGAAGTATCAGCTCTTCGGTCAGATCGGTCTTGACCACGGCCCTGAGTGGTATCACGGCAAGATCACCGGCCTGTCCACTCAGTTCGAGGCTCCCAAGTACAGCAAGAAGGTCTACGTCGCTGGCGGCGCTGTCGCTACCGTCGAGACGACTTCCGTGCTGACCGAAGCCAAGCTGAACAAGAACACCGTGGCGGCTGACGACACCGCTCAGGTGGCTTGCAACACCCTGGTCTATGACCCGGCTGCTCCCGCTTCTGCGGCTACTCTGGCCTATCTGTGGCAGGTTCGCGCCAAGACCGGCACGACCTGGACTGACCTGACCAGCTCTTACACCGGCTACAACACCGCGACCCTGACCGTCAAGGCGGCTGACGCTGAGAAGCACTACCGCTGCAAGGTCACGGCGACCGGCACCGCGCTCGGCACCGTCTACTCCGACGAGTGCGACGTGGAAGCTGCCGCCAACGGCTAATTGAGAGGGGGTGGAAAGCGTGACTGACGCTGAGAAGCGGGAAATGCTTACGGCAATGACCGGCGAGACTACGGAAGCTGTGCTTTCCACCTATCTCAAACTCGCCGGGGACAAAATTTGCCGCAAGGCTTATCCCTATGACCCGACCGTGACTACGGTTCCCGAACAGTACGAAAGTCTGCAAGTCGAGATCGCCGCGTATCTGCTGAACAAGCGGGGCGCGGAGGGTGAGAAGACGCACAGCGAGAACGGTATCTCCCGGACATACGAGAACGGCGACGTGCCGAACTCGCTGATGCGGCAGATTACTCCTTTCGCCGGTTTGCTCGACGACATTCCTGATGGTTCGTTCATCTTTGTGGGGTCGTGATTATGAAGATCATGGAGCGCAACAAATCGACGTTCTTCTATATGCTCTACCTCGGCAAAGAAAACGTCACCGACACGGAGGGGTATGAAACCGGCGAGAAGCTGGTGCGCTACTCCGAAGCCGTGGAAATGAGGGCGAATGTCTCTCCCGCCACGGGTCAGTCCAGCGTGGAACAGTTCGGAAATCTTGAAAGCTACGACAAGGTGATCGTCACCGACGACCTCTCCTGTCCTATCGACGAGAACTCCGTCCTGTTCATCGACAAGGAACCGGCCTATGACGACGACGGGAACCCGCTCTACGACTACACGGTGAAGCGTGTCGCTAAGTCTCTGAACTCGATCTCGATTGCCGTGAGCAAGGTGAAGGTATCGTGAAGCGCAAGTTTGTGGTCAACATCTTTACCGGCGAGGGGTTGGACGACCTCGTGAAAGCGTCCGAGGAATACCAGTCCAAGCTCAAAGAGAAATCGAAAGAGCTGCTGGCTCGGCTGGCTGACGAGGGCTACCAGATCGCGTCGGCGGGGTTCGCGGGTGCTGCCTACGACGGCACGAATGACTCTGCCGTGACGGTGGAAGACCGTGGGACTCACATTAAGGCGATTGTTGCGGTCGGCTCTGCCGTTCTCTTCATCGAGTTCGGTACGGGCGTGACCTATCCAGACGACCATCCCGAAGCCGGTACGCACGGCATGATACGCGGCGGCTATGGCAAGGGCAAGGGTAAACAGTCCTCGTGGGGCTACTACGGCGACCCCGGCACGAATGGCGAGGTCAAGTTTAATAAGAGCGGTCAAGCTGTTGTAATCACGCACGGCAATCCCGCAAATAAGCCGATGTACGATGCGGCAAAGCAACTCAGAGAGAGATTACCTGAACTGGTACGGGAGGTGTTCGGTAGTGATTGACATTGAAGCGAAAGTCTATACGCCTATTGCTACCGCACTTCGCGCAGCTCACCCCGGCGTGTCCGTCAGCGGTGAGTACGTCAAGGCTCCCTCTGAGTTTCCTTTTGTCAGCATCGTCGAAGAAGACAACTACATGACCCTCGCAAACAGGGACGGCGCGGACTCTGAGAAGTTCGCTACCCTAATGTATGAGGTCAACGTCTACTCCAACAAGGCCGCTGGGAAGAAGAGTGAGTGCAAGTCCATCATGGCGACCGTTGACTCGCTCATGTACGGCATGAACTTCACCCGCATTTCCCTCGCGCCTATCCCGAATATGGACAACGCAAGCATATACCGTATGACCGCTCGGTACAG